GGGTTCGAGCGCGTACAACGCCTCAAATATTTCGTGAACGAAGTTACCCATGAGCGTTGCCTCGGTGGCAGGCTCGCGGATGCCGTCAATCTTCGAATATTTGAACTTCAGAGGGCACGTCTGAAACGTGCCGATGGACGACGGTGACAGGTGTGGAGGCGGCGTGTAGACGCTCACTTGTCGACGACCGTGCCGCCCATGCGGATAGCGACGGCCTGAGTGGTCATCGCCATCAGGATCTCCATGCTCATTTCGCTCTTCTTCGGTACCGGCTTGCCTTCGCCGTACTCGTTCCACCATTCGCGGAGTGCCGCCACCTGCTCGTCGTTCATCTCCTCGCGGATCGACTTGAACCGCTCGTACTGCTCGTCGAACTCGCTGACCGGTACGGCGCCGTACTCGGCCATCTCCATCTCGATCGCGTCAGCGTCGCGGGCGAGGTACAGGCCGATACCGAACTGCTGTGCCGCCTTCTTCAACGCGTCGGACACGGCGCCCTTCATCTCGTCGCCGAGATCCACGATGTCGCCGTTCTTGGTGCGCTTGATCTTCTGACCGCCGATGCCGTCGTGACTGATCCAGCCGCCGGTGAACTTGTCGTCCTCGTTGGCGACACGTGCGCTGAGCGTGACGGAGGCCACGATGTAGTCGGGGTCCAATTCGTCTCGCTTGCAGGAAACGATCTGGCTGCTCCAGCCTCCGACGCCAAACACTCGGTTCAAACGAGTGATGACTTCGGAGACGGGGATATAGGTGAGGCGGGTGCCGCCCTTGTTCAGGGTGCGCTCCATCTCGGGGGCAAACGGCTCAGCGAGCCTGTTATAGATTTCTGACATCAGTTATCACCTTTCGGCTTTCTCAATACGATGCTTTCTTTGGTTTCTCCGGACTCGCAGAAGTCATCTGCGCTGATTCCGATCTTGTCGAGAGCGCCCACACGCCAGTACGACGGCTGGACGAAATCGAGCATTTTCTCTGCGACCTCTCTGGACGACAGTAGCCGCTCGCCGGTGTCCATGTCGATCGACATCTTGTCGATACGGTCGGCCACCGCGGCCGCAAGATCTTTGTGTTGCCACGCTTTGCGATCCTTGGCGAACTTTCTTTCGATAGTCGCGCCGCTCTCAAGAACGACAAGATCGGCGTCACCCATGCGTTTGCCCATGACGGCCAGCATCTCGTTGTAGAGGATGCCGATACTCGTCTTGAACTCGCCGAAGGCGGCGACAACATCGCCGACCTCTTCTATTGTGAGGTCACTGCTGCGAACGGCCGAGATGAGATCGGAAAGCTTCATGATGGCCTGCCGATGCTCGGCAAGCCATTGCTCGTATTCAGTATTCATTTCTCTCCTTAGATACGTTGTAGTACGTCAGAGAATGATAGCGGCACGTTTCCTCTGCGGCAACCCGAGTCCGGTCAAGTGTGTGAACGCCCCAACGGCCGAGTCGACTTGGTCGTCATGGTTGGCAGCTTCTGGGAATGAGGAGAACTCATCGAGCCAGTCGGTGAGCCATGGACCGCGCACAACACGAACGTTTCCGTTTGCGACCGCGGCCGCGAATGGGCGTGCGCGCGTCACTTTGTCTCCGGTCGCGCGAATTCCAGCGAAGTCGTAGCCGGGAAGTACGTTGCGGGCGTACTGGTCGATGAGGGCTTTGCCCGACGATCCGGGCTCCTGCTCCATCCGCACGGCCACGTGGCGTCCGTCTTCATAGGCGGTCTGCGCGATGAGGTGTTCGACGTGCTCTCCGCGGACGCGCGCTTTCTTTACATCTAATATGTATGCGACACCCTGATCGAACAGCATTAGGGTTCCGACAGTCCAGTCGGGGTCGGGATTTGAGGCTGACGGTTCGGTTGCTGCACAGTCCCAGAATCTGACGGCTCGCACCATGGACGTAACTTCTGGTATTTCGATTGGGTCAAGAAGGACGAATCCTTCACGCTCAAACATTGTGCCGAGTGTCGTCGACCACCAGTCGCCTTCTTCGAGCCGACGTCGCTCGACTGGGTCGAGGGCTTGGAGTGACTGTCGGTATGAGGCGGCGTCGATGCCCGGGTTGTCGGTCAGTTTTGATGGGACGAAAATTCGGCCCGAAGTTTTACCTTCAACGATGAATCGCTGGCGAACCCAGTTGGGTGCTGGGTTGGATGCGGCCCGCATTCGGAGTGGGACTTTGGCGAGCGGTCCGGATGCTGGGCGACGCAGACGGGAGAACAGGTAGCGGTAGTCGGATTCTCTGATTTCCGTGACCTCGTCCATTCCGATGAACTGGAACTCGGCACCCTTGTAGCGGAGGTAGTCCTGCGAGTTGTTGAGGTATCCGAACGAGATTCGTGCGCCTGACGGGAATTGCGCGGTGTAGTTGTTGGAGTTCCAGCGTACGTCGTCGTATGGGGCCATCCAGTTGATGAAACGGTCCATGATCGCGCCGGGTAGGGCGAGGTCGGCGTATGTGCGCCTGAACAGGATGGCGCTGTAGTTGGGGACATCAACGTATTGGAGGGCGGCCATGAGTAGGGCGGAGCTTTTTCCGCCGCCTGCCGCACCTCCAAAAAGTGCTTCTAGTGCGTTCGTTCTCAGGAAGACTTTTTGTGTTACCGAGGACTCTTCTGGGCAGAAGAGGGCCTCTTTGGGCTCCAGATATTCGAGAACTTTTTGCCAGTCGGCCATTCCGATCCTCCGCCCCCCTTCGGGTACGTTAGTATAAGTATGAATGCATCGGGCAGATGTCGCTCTGAAGTCGAGGAAGAAAAATGCGCGATTGGCGTAGTATAGCCGCTAACACACTCATGGTTTCATTTATACTATTTACGTCTGTGGGTGTAGGTCTAATTATGCCCCCGGCGGGTTTGATCACCGCGGGTATCGCCTGCGGCGTCTTCGGCTACCTTTTGGGGTCTGAATAAACATGGCATGGAACTCGAGGGAAAGCAAAGACGCGCGAGGGGTTAGCGCGAAGGCGGCCAGTGTCGGCCCGGGCGCACCCGTTTCCTATAACAACGGCTTCATCGGCAAGCCGTATCGCGATGCTTGGGATATCGAGCGGGCGTATCGCGAAGGGATGCAGAAGGTTGTTTGGGTCAACCGCTGTATTGATGCGATTGCTGGCAACCAAGCGCGACTCCCCATGATTCTTCGGAAGGACAACAGTCCAAACGGAGAAATTGTTGAGAGAAAAAATCCACTTCTGGATATTTTGAACTCAAAATCAAACCCTGCTGAAAACTCGTTCGTTTTCAGATACCGATTGTCTAGCCAGTTGTTGATGTCGACGCGAGGCGTCTTCATCGAAAAAATCACTGGCCGCGACGGCAGTGTCATCGCACTCAACCTTCTCCCCCCGCAGCACACGGCGCCGATCCCGCATCCCACCAAGTTCGTTTCCGGATATCAGGTGGACATGCCGTATGGCCAAAAGATGATCCTGCCTCCAGAAAAAGTTCTTTGGATGCGGCGACCCCATCCGCTCGACCCGTACCTGTCGTTGACCCCGATGGAGTCGGCGGGAATCGCGATCGAAATTGAAAACTTGGCCCGCACCTACAACCGCAACTTTTTGTTGAACGACGGTCGCCCGGGTGGACTCCTCGTCATTCGTGGAGAAATCGACGAAGAGGATAAAGACGAGCTCCGCAGCAGGTTTAGGGGCAACCTGAACCGCGCCGGATCTGTTGGTGTCATTTCCTCTGATGATGGTGCGGACTTTGTCGACACGGGCGCAAGCCCGCGTGACGCGGCATACATCCAGATGCGTCAGCTGACGAAGGAAGAAATTCTCGCGTCATTCGGCGTTCCCGAATCGATCATCGGCAATGCTTCTGGCCGCACGTTCTCGAACGCCTCCGAGGAGGCGCGTGTTTTCTGGTTCGAGACGATGCTTCCCCACCTTGAGCCTCTCGCTCGCGCTCTGGACGAGCTGGACCCGAAGTATTACGTCGACTTTGATACCAGTTCGGTACCAATTCTGATCATCGCCAAGCAGGAACGCCACCGTTATCGGATGGAGGAGTTCCAGCAGGGCCTGATTTCAGCGAACGAATATCGAGACACGACTGGCCGCAAGAAGGTGGAATCCGAAATCGCGGATCAGTTGCTGGCGAACCCGAACCTTGTTCCGATCGCAAACACCGAGAAACCGTTCAGTGCCGAGGAGCAGGCTCCTGTTGCTGAGGCTGGTGGGGCGGTGCCGACGGCCGGCGGTCCTGAAGGGGCTCTTCCGCCGGGCGGTCCTGCTGGTGCGGTGCCCGGCGCACCCGGTGCTCCCGGTGCCCCCGGCGCCCCTGAGGCTGGTGCTCCCGCTCCGGGTGGAGCCGCGCCAGCCATGGCAATTGAGCCGCTTCCCGAAGGTCAGCTGTCAGGCCAGCCTGACGCGATCGAGACGAAGACCGATAAGTCTGTTGATGATTGGGAAGAAAAAGCTGACCGGCTTTCAGATCGTTGGGCGGACATTCTTGACCGATCACTCGACCGTTATTTCCAGCGTCAACAGCGAGTAATTACAGAGAAGGCCCTTGGGGCCAAGTCAAAGAAAGCTCTTGCGGCAGGAACGTTCGATCCCGAGTTTGTCTTCGATCAAGCCGGTTGGGACCGTCAGCTCGAAGATGATTTGAGGCCTTTGTTTGCTGCGATGGCAGCCGAGGCCGCAGAGCAAATCGCCGAGAAAACTGGGATGGACGCCACCCCCGATGAAGAGCAGTTGAACGAGTATCTGGATTCTCAGGTGGCGCGTGCGAAAAAGGTCAACGAGACGACCAAGGAAGAAGTGATCGCTGCTCTTACTGTGGCATCGGCCATGACGGAGGAAGACGAGGACAGCCGGTCCGGTCTCCTTCGCGCTGCTCTTGGTGCTGTTTTCGCGAACCTGATCGGACGTCGTGGTCGCCTGATGGCTGAGCATGAGTCCCAGTCCGCTCTGAACGCTGGAACATACTTCGGGAGTATCGCTGTCGGCGCTCCGACTAAAACTTGGAAGACCCGTCTGGACCAGAAGGTCCGCGAGGTGCATCGCAACCTCGAGGGTAAGACCGTTGACATCGCCGAAGGGTTTTTGCCGGATGGCGAGATGTTGAGGTTCCCGGGCGATCCGATGGCTCCGCCGTCTTTGACGATGAACTGCCGTTGCAGACTGAAATTTGACGGTTTTCTGTAAAAGTCATTTTCAGTAAAATCTGGTCCCCTGCGTGTTACTTCTCGCGAGTATCATTTAGATGTCATTCTCGCGAGGTGAAACATGCCGACAGCAACCGAACATGCGACCGAATTCAAGGCGATTAGCGGCCAAATCAATGTCGATGAGGCCGAGGGTATCGTCGAGTGCTTCGTTTCTGGTGTGGGGAACAAGGACAGCGTCGGTGACATTGTCCTGCCCGGAGCTTTTACTGAAAGTCTGAAGCGCCGCAAGCCGCGGGTCGTTTGGGGTCACGACTGGAACCACCCGATCGGCAAAGTCCTTGAGATCTACGAGGTTGGGCCGGAGGATCGTCGCCTGCCCGCAAAGATGAAAGCGGCAGGCATTGGCGGCCTTTTCGCCAAGGTCCAGTTCAACCTCAAGTCCGAGAAGGGCCGCGAGGCGTTCGCGAATGTGTCTTTCTATGGTGAAGAGCAGGAGTGGTCGATCGGCTACAAGACACTCGATGCGATCTACGACAATCAGCGTCAGGCTAATTTGTTGCGGGAAGTTGAACTTTACGAAGTTTCTCCAGTGCTGCATGGCGCGAACCAGTTGACTGGTACCATTTCTATCAAGTCAGAAGAAAAAGACGACGAAGTTACATCTTTCGGTAAAAGCAAATGGAAGATGTTTGACAGGGAATTTGCCGCACGGATCAAAGAGGACTATCCAGAGATTTGGGCAAAAGGCGGGAACATCAAGGGCAACGCCCAGTACAGCATTCTCACCAAAATCGCCGACGCGGATGGCACGGCGACCACCCCGGATCAGATCAACGCCCTCGAATTGCGCGAGGCGTGGGTGGCCCGGCACGCGGGAGACTTTCGCCTCCCCGGCGTAATCGCCCAGATCAAATGGCTGGCCGTGGGGAGTCGTGGCGAGGACTACATGAAGAATGTGGTCCGGGAAGCCATGAAGAAGGTCGACGAGAAGAAGAAGGGTAAGTCGGCAGAAATCGACGAAGCCCTCGACGAGATCGATCAGGAACTCATCGAGAACATCGACGAAAAGGGTGACTGGTCACCTCAGTTCGGCTACATGCCTCCAATCATGCGTCGTCTTTCTGACGAGCTCGCTAAGCGATTCGGCGGCCCTGCCAAGATCCGCGAAATTCGCGGCGGCCGAGTGGTCTTCGATCACATGCACGACGGCAAGCCGATGACCATGCGCGTTTCGTTCCGTTACGTCGACAACGAATTCATGTTCGGTGAGCCCGAACAGGTCCAAGTCCGCACCTTCTACACCGTCATCGAGGACGGCGACGAGGAAGGCGGATACGGCGGAGACGCTGAGCGTGACGATGATTACAAGGAGCCCGAGGAAGAAAAGGGCTGCGGATGTGGATGCGGCGGGAAGGGTGGCTGTGGCTCGCGGCCGATGAGTGTCCTTGACCGTCTGCGCGAGATGATGAAGTCCGCCATCGAAGACGACATCGACGTCAAGGCTGGCCGCGTGATTTCCGCCAGCAACCTTGAGAAGTTGCAGCAGGCGATGGAGATCCTTCAGCAGGTGATCGCCGCTGGTGGACGCGCTGAAATTGAAATGAAGGAAAACGAAGAGCTTGAAGTTCAGGCCGCCATGTCTGATCTTTTCGCTCTCAAATCGCACATCGATCCGGTGTTGGATTTTTACGGAGCTGAGACGTTCATCACTGAGCGTGGAATTGAAGTAAAGTCCGTTGCTGGTGACGCTGAGATGTTCCAATCCGCCCTACGTAACGCTGTGTCGTCATTTGATGACTATTCAGCCAAGTGACACATATCCGTTACGCTGGGTGCCCAACGTCTTAGATAAACTGGATAACACCAAATGAGCGAAGAAAAAGCTTTAGAGAAAATCGGCAATAAGTACCTCTGCATGACTTCCGGACAGAAACGGATGGAACCATGTGACGGGTGCTCCAATCCCAAGGGCTGCTTGTCACGAGCCATGCAGTACAAGGAGACGGAAGAGATGGATCAGCAGGAAGAAAAGGCAATCCTCAAGGTCAGCGCCGACGGTGACGTCGTCTCCTGCGCCAAGGGACTGGAAGCTAAAGAGTGCGGCTTCAAGGGCGGCAAGGTTTGTGGCGCCTGTGGCGCGATGGCCGTCATGAGTAAGGACGCTGAAGAAACCGTCGAAGAGGTCGCCGAAGAGGTCGCCGAAGAGGTTGAGGCCAAGGTTGACGATGTTGTCGAGACCGAGGTCGAGGAGAAGGCCATGCCGGTCGACGCCCCTGACATGGTCGAGGGCGAAGAGGACGAAGAGTCCGACGATGACGAGGACATGGAAGAAGACGAAAAGGGCATGAAGAAAAAGGCGGAGCCCGAGGGCGAAATGCCTGAAGACGGCGACGACGAGGAAGAGGACGAAGAGGACGAGGAGTCCGGCGACGGCGAAATGGCCATGAAGAAAAAGGCCATGGTCGAGGTCGAGGTCGAGGCAGAAGAGGACGACGAAGAAGAGGAAGAGGAAGAGGAAGACGCTGAGCCTCAGGGCAACGCGATGGCCCCCACCATGGAGGGTCGCATGCGCGCCATCAAGCGCGTCGCCGGCAAGAAGTCCGACGAACTCAACCTCGAAGACTCGTACATCTGCCAGTTCGAGCGGAAGGCTTTCCCCAACGACCGTGAGGTTTGCGCGAACTGTCCGGGTGGATGCGCCGCTGAGGGCAACATGCCCGGCATCGCTGACATTGAGGGCATGGCTCTCGACATGTTCGGCGGCAAGGTGCTCGCCTCCGGCTACACCGGCACCGAGGAAGATGACTTCGGCAACCTGTTCGTCGTCGACATCATGTCGAAGGACGGGCACGCGATCGAGATCATCGCCGATGGTGACACCGGCGAACTTCTCAACTTCCACCGTCTCAACACCGAGAACATTGAAGCCGCGATGGGTCAGAAGTCTCTCGAAGGCGAAATCCAAAGCGCTGCCCCCAAGTACGTGAGCATCAAGATTGCCGAGGAGATCGCTCTCGGTGTCGTCGAAAGCGAAATAGAAACTAAGGGCATGGTCGTTCAGGCCGACTCTGACATCTTCGAAGGTTTCGATTCTTGGGTGTTTGAGATCGACGCGGTGAACGGGAAGTCGTACGACGTGTTTGTCTCTCTCGACGGCCACGTTCTTGGCTACGACGAGTATGACGCTGCCGAAGCTCAGGACATTGAGGCTGAGGCTGCTGAGCTCGCGTTGAAGCGCGCCTATTCGGAAGACCAGCGTGAGGAGATGGCGAAGGAAGGCATGGCGATGGAGGATGGCTCCTTCCCGATCAAGGATGTCGCCGATCTTCGTAACGCGATTCAGGCTTACGGCCGGGCTAAGGACAAGGAAAAGGCGAAGGCCCACATCATGAAGCGCGCCTTGGACCTCGGTCAGGAAGATTTGATCCCCGAGAACTGGGTGCCGAAGAAGATTCAGGAAGAGGCTCAGGCTGCTGAGAAG